TAATATTTTCATAGAAGTAGAATGAGATAAAATCTTTCTGCCTTCTACAACGTGATCAGATTCGTAATCTAAAATTTTAATTAATCTTAAACAATCTGAAGGTAGTGTAAATTGTTTTGTAAATCCCCAAGCTGGTGCTTCTGTATCAGCTGGTAGTTGAACTCTTTTTAATAAACAGTTCCAAGGGTGATGTCTAAATAAAGCATCTCTAACATTTAAGAATCTAGCATTGCAAAGTCTTGCATTTTTAGAATCTTCTGTAAGTGTTAAGATTGTAGATGCACCTAATTGATTTAAAGCTCCGTTACAAATTTCTACTACTGATGCCATATTAAACTTTCTTTATAATATATTTACGTCTTAATTGTCTAGGTTTTACTGCTGCAAAGATCTCAGCTTCTGTAAGCTCTAAATCTTTATCAAAACCATGATGTGCAGTTGATGTATGTTTAAATCTATCAACTAGAACATAGCGATAGATATAATCTTTATTTTGTAAATGTAAAATTGTTTTTACGTTGTCTGTTTTTTTCATAATAAACAGTGGGGATTTTTAGTCCCCACTATTTAAAGTAGTATTATTCTACTGTGTAGTAAACCCAAGCAAAAATAGTACCAGTGGCAGAAGCTCCGCCAGTAGTAATAAGTATGTCTGTGCTTGCTGTAGTTCTGTAACCTATTCCAGTTACTGCAGTTGTTGCCGCACCTGTAGATGAGCCAACAGCCATAGACTGAGATTGTCCAGCTACGTTAAAAGTTCCAACAACAGATAAATATCTGTCATCATCACCTGAATCGCCAACTTTCAAAGTAACGCCTGATCCTAAAGCATCAGCTTTAATGATAACGTCATGAATAGTTGCGTTTGCAGGTATTCTAGCAACTGTGATGTCTGATCCAGATGCTAAAGAACTTGCTTCGTAAGTGTCATAAAACACTCTAAGTTTTCCGCCTACTTCTTCACTTGAAGAAAGAACAACAGGAACACTGTCAAGGTTTGTTATATTTACTGATTTTACGCTTGCCATATTTTTATTCTCCTATTGTTAGTATTATTCGTCGCACGCAATTTCGACAACTTTTTCTTCTTCCATACGAGTAGCACCAATGCTCATAGCGTAGTAAACTTGAGTGCTGTACGATTTGTCAGCTCTCTCGTCAATTCTAGCTAGAACATCTTGACCAACCGCTAATTTAATAGCGTCTGATGTAAATGCATAACATAGTCTGTCGTCTGTATTTGTTGCGTCAAATTTTAATCTATTAGACACGATGAACTTAAATCCTAGGAACGAATCTAATTGTCCCTGAGCTAGAGCTTTAACAGTGTTAAAGTCAGAAGATTTAACTTCAGTTGTGTTTAATAAATCGCTAATTTGTTTTGGACTAACAACGATGAATCTAGGTAAACTAGGATCAACGTCTGCTAAGTCCAATATTTTTTTAGCTTCTAAAAGTTTTACAACAGTTAGTCCATCAGTTTGTGATGCACTGTAAGGCTTCTGTCCAGCTGGTAATGTAACAGAAGTAGATCCTGTTTCACCAGTGTATGAAGTTCCGCCTAAAGCTGCAATGATTACATCATCCATAGCTCTTCCCATAGCAGCAGCCGCAGCTTTTGCATAAGAAGATGTTGGATCAATTAATAATCTAACTTTATCTGCATTGTCTATTAGATCAGCCCACTCATAATCAGCAAGAGAAACTCTTCTTCTTGAGTGCGGTGTATCTACCTGTGGAGTATCAGAGTGTCTAGATGTTCTTAGAACAGCAGTTGTTTTACCAACTTGATCAAAGAACGCATTCTTTCCTACTACTGACTCAACATCCACAGCTCCTCTTAAATACGATCCCATTTGTTGAGATAGCATTTGTACGTTTGAACTGTACTGCTGTACAAAAGCAGTTGTTATTTGATTTGACATATTGTCATTTCCTTTTGTTAAGTTAAGTTTAAGTTTATTTCAGAAAGTTCCCCACCACCGAGGTAGGCTATCTTGCATTTAACGACTGTTAGTCGGTTGTCTTTCCAACAGGCAAGTAAGGTTCTAATAGAATTGTCTTACAATTTCTAAGAAGATTTAATTAAAAATCTCCCTAGAAATCGCAATACATCAATTTTGAATTGATTGCAATAAGATTATTGAGATAGCTTTTATTGCAAGCAATAAATTAATAGCCTATTGGCTAAGCATTTCTCTTAATGCTAGCACCTGATTAACTACTTTGTTGTGATTAGGGTGCATTTTATTCCAATAAGCACCTTGTCTATCAGATGTTAATTCTTCTATTTCTTTTTCAACTTCTCTACCTTGAAGTATATTATCAGATTCTGTACCGATAATTTTATCTTCAGATAATAGATTAGCAATATTAGCAAATGCTTTAATGATCTTTGGATTATCACCTAATCTAGATCCATCTCTTAATTGAGTATCAAGAAGTTCTGGTTCTAAATAAGTTTGAGCAACATTTGCAGCTTTTCTCAAGTTGTCATCGTATGCTCTTCCCCATTCTGATCTTAAAGCATTAGTAGCTTCAGCTTGTGCAGTTTCCATATTCACTGACATTTCTTTTGCTGAGCCTTCTAATGTTGATTTATAAAACTCTAATATGCCTTGAGCTTGTTTATTATTTAAACCTAGCTTGTGAGCATTTTGTGCGAAGCCTTTGATTACTTTTTCATCAACAGGAGCAACATCAGTTTTAAATTCTAATTTATAATTATCAGCAGTTTCTGGTCTGCCTAATTTATTATAAACTTCATTCCACTGTTCATCTGTAGCAGACTTTCCTGGTAGAGGAATCTTATCAGTTCCAATCATAGATACTGCATTGATGTAGCTTTTAGCTAACGCATCTAATTCAGTAAATTTTTCTATGTTTGGATTTGATCTATACTCTTCAGAGATCGCTTCTTTCCAAGTCTTACCAGAAGATGGTTGAGTTGGTTGTTGTGTTGAGCTTAGTATTGGTTGTGATGTTTCCTGTGTACTTTGTGTTGTTGCACTTGTAACAGGCTGAGTTCCCTCAGTTGTCTGTACTTGTTCTAACATTTTATTTTCCTTTTAGTTTATCATTTAGCAGCATGTTTTTAATAAATAGAAGAACGCTGCGTTGTCCCTCCATATATGCACTCTCATGGCTATCACCTCTTATGTTGGTGGTAACATTATAGTGGCATCTCTTTTCTAAATCTTGCATGACAATCTTGCCATCATCAGATTCAAAAACCATTTTATAATATTCTTTTAATTTATTTACTTGATCTTCCATTTATTTTCCTTTCGTTTGTTATTCTTGTGGTGCTACTAAAGCTCTAGCCTCCTCAGGTAATGCCTTGGCAAGTGGTGCTACAGCTCCACCAGCTTGTGCAATTTGTTGCATTTGTTGCATTTGCATTTGTTGATCTTGTTGTTGTTGTTTCTGTTGTCTAATCGCATTAACTTCTGATTTAGAGTTTAATACTTTAGCAGGAACACCAACGATGTCAGCTAAGTGTGTTACTAGATTATCAATATTGATATGATCAAATACTGGAGATACTTGTGCAAGTGATCCAAATATTTCTATAGCTCTCATAATAGATTGTAGTTCAGAAGATCTTTGTGCTTTAGCAAGTGGTGATACATATTCAATTTGAATATCTACACCTGATAAAAAATCTGGTGCTGGTTTAAATAATTTCTTTCTAAGTAATATTGCAAAAGTTCTATCAATTAATGGTCTTAATAATTCTGATTGTAATCTTCCTAGAACTGGACCAAGTAATCTCATCTTCTCTTCGTTACGTTGTACAACTTCTGTTGCAGTCATTTGTGGACCAGATTGCATCATTAATTGATTTACATAAAACGTATCTCTAATAGCATTTCTTCTTTGCTCTTCCATGTTTAAACCTAATGGATTATTTGCACCAATGTTTAATGGTTCAATTCTATCTCTAGTTCCTGCTCTGTAGAAATTTAAACCACCTGGTACTGTTCTTACTGGTAAAATAAATCCATCGTCAGGAACTAATAAAGGAGGATCAACTTGTTTCTGAGCTGCTTTGATTGTCGTCTTAGACATTTCATTTAACATCTTTACATCTGGCAATGCAGTCATTGCAGGTGATCTTCCATAAATTTCAAATGATGCTTTTAAATAACGTGGTACTACATAAGGGAACTCATTAAATCCTGATTGAGATATTTCGTGTTTGTTTTCTGGTTCAATATAACAAGATGCAAATGGCATATTCTTGTTATCTTTTTTTCTAGGATCGTAATTCTCTCTTGGATATACAACGTGAAGAATTGTAATTTCTTCATAAGGATCTTTTAATGCAATACCTCTAGTTGTTTTAGAAACATTCTTTTCGCCAAATTGCATTATACATGCACGAGCTGTTAATTTAAATTTTCTAAATACTGTATCTACTTTTCCTTTATTGTTTTCTGATATGTAAACTTCACCAATGTGTCTTGTTGAAAATCTAACAATATCTTCTTCATCATCTTCAATATACATTGCTGCTGTACCAAAAGTAATTAGATCGTGATACAGTTCAAATATTTCTTGTTGAAAATTAGATCTGTTAAATGCTTCATACATTTTCTCTGTTGAATCTTCTAACCATTCCTTTGCCGCATCTTCATCTACTAATTCTATATTTTTAAATTTTAATGAGAACCAAGGTGTTGCAGGGTTAGTAAGCATACCATGTAGAGATGCTGATAATAATTCAACTGCATGTAGTG